GTATTTTGAATATAAAACATTCATTGATCAAGTATTTAAAATTAAGCAAACCGAAACAGGATTAGAGAAAGCTATAGAAAAAGATGATGGATTTAATCCACCTGAGAATGATACATTCAAAAGGGTATCTAGATCAATAGAAGTGTTATATTCTGGTGTAAAAATATTAGGTAAAGAAAAGATGTTAAAATGGGAAATGAGTGAGTTTATGACACGCCCATATGCAGATACTACAAAGGTTGAAATGAACTATACCATATGTGCTCCTAGAATGTACCGTGGAAGAATAGAATCACTTGTAAGCAGAACTATAGGTTTTGCTGATATGATTCAATTAACACACTTAAAATTACAACAAGTATTATCTAAGATTGTACCCGATGGGGTATTTGTAGATGTTGATAGCTTAGCGGAAGTAGACCTTGGCAATGGTACAAACTATAATGCTGCAGAAGCACTTAGTATGTATTTCCAAACAGGTAGTATAGTTGGTAGATCAATGAACCAGGACGGTGGCCAGAATGGTGCTAGAAACCCAATACAGGAATTACAATCGTCTAATGGTAATGCTAAAATACAATCTCTCATAGCTACATATCAATACTATTTACAAATGATACGTGATGTCACAGGCTTGAATGAAGCAAGAGACGGCAGTACGCCGGATCCAAATGCTTTGGTTGGCTTACAAAAATTGGCGGCGGCAAATTCTAATACGGCTACAAGACACATCGTGCAATCAAGTTTGTATTTAACGTTAAGATTATGCGAAAATATATGTTTAAAAGCAGCAGAATCATTGAATTATCCGTTAACGGCAAATAGCTTAACAGAAGGTATATCTACGTTTAATGTACAAACACTAAGAGAAATATCTAATTTAAATCTTCATGACTTTGGTATCTATTTAGAATTAGAACCAGATGAAGAAGAAAAAGCACAACTTGAACAAAACATACAAATAGCATTGCAATCAGGAGGTATAGACTTAGAGGATGCAATTGACATTAGACAAATAAAAAATTTAAAGCTTGCTAATCAATCTCTTAAATATAAAAGAAAGAAAAAAATAGCTAGAGAGCAAGAACAGCAACAACAAAATATTCAAGCACAAGCGCAAGCAAATGCTGAGTTAGCTGAAAAATCAGCAATGGCTGAAGTACAAAAACAAGAGGCTTTAGCTCAAACACAGATACAAATAGAACAAGCTAAGTCGCAATTTGAGATCCAAAGAATGCAATCAGAAATGGAACTTAAAAGAATACTAATGGCAGAAGAATTTAATTATAGTTCTCAACTTGCTCAAATGAGTTTAGCAAAAGAACAAAACAAAATAAAAGAAATTGAGGACCGGAAAGATAAAAGAATAAAAATGCAAGGTACTCAGCAAAGTGAATTAATAGATCAAAGACAAAACCAATCAATGCCAAAAGATTTTGAATCGTCAGGAGGTGATGTAATGAACGGATTAGGGTTTGATTTATTTGGGGAATAGATTACATTAACAATTTTATAATATTATATCATGTCAGAAATTAAACAAGAAGGAGAATTTAAAATTAAAATTCCGAAGAAGTTAGGTAAACCTAACGAGGTAACAAAAGTAAATTTAAAAGCTAAAAAAGAACAAGATGCCATTCAAGAGCAAGGAACAATTGAAAGCGTGTTGGGCAATCAACAGCCCGAAGTGGGATTGCAAGAAGTGGTCCAAGGAAACGAAGTCGTTGAAGTCGCTACCGAAAACAAAGAAAAAGAAATAATTGAAATGATTGCAGCACCACAACCAGAGGTTGAAACGGTTGCTGAATTAAATGAAATTGTTTCGGAAGCAAAAACGTCAGGAGAACCTTTACCGGAAAATATAGAAAAGCTTATTGCTTTTATGAAAGAAACTGGGGGTACGATAGATGATTATTCGAGGTTAAATGTAGATTACTCGAATATAAAAAGTGAAACACTAATAAAAGAATATTATAGAAAGTCAAGACCGCATTTAGACGACGATGAGATACAATTTCTCATGGAGGAAAGATTTAGTTACGACGAAGAAGAAGACGATGATCGAGACATCAAGAAAAAAAGACTCGAATTTAAAGAAGAGGTTGAAAAAGCAAAAAGATTTTTGGAGGACGTTAAAACAAAGTATTATGATGAAATCAAGTTGAGGCCATCAGTTAGCAGAGAACAACAAGAAGCTAATGAATTTTTCAACCGATACAAACAGGACGAAAAGCGTTCAGAGCAATTGCATGGTAAATTCAAAGAAGATACCAGAAAGTTATTCACTAATGATTTCAAAGGTTTTGATTTTAATTTAGGTGAAAAAACATTAAGGTATAATATACCAAATACCCATGCGATTATTGATAAACAATCAGATATTTCTAACCTAGTTAAGAGGTTCTTAAACGATCAGGGTGAAGTTGTAGATGTTCAAGGATATCATAAAGCTATGTACGTTGCCGATAATTCTGAGACAATTATGAAACAAATTTACGAACAAGGCAAGGCAGACGCTGTTAAGGAGATAATTGCTAAGTCTAACAATGTTAGCACCACCCCCCGAACCAGTGCGCCTGAAAGCTTATTTGTAAATGGCATAAAAATCAAAGCAATTAACGGCATGGATTCTAACAAACTAAAAATTAAAAAAATAACTTAAAGTAAAAAATTATGCCAACAACATTTGCACCAACCCCGTTTTTCGGGTCTATTGTGCCTTCGCAGAAGCCACAAACATTGGAATCAAATTATTTAAATTTCACTGACGGCAGTGGAAAAAACTTCTCTCAACAATATTTACCAGAGATTTATGAGCAAGAAGTAGAACGTTTTGGAAACAGAACATTATCTGGATTTTTAAGAATGGTAGGAGCAGAGATGCCTATGACTTCAGACCAAGTTGTTTGGTCAGAACAAAACCGTTTACACATTGCTTATACAGGAGTTAGCTTAACCGGTAACGTTTTTACAATCCCAACAACTGCTGGTGTTGAAAATGTAATATCAGTTGGTCAAACAATTGTTGTTATTGACGATGACGGTCAAGAAGCTAAAGCCTACGTAACTGTTGTAAGCGGATTAACATTTACAGCTCAACCATATATTACTGGTGGATTTACAAATATTGACACAGGAGTAGCGACACTTAAGGTGTTTGTATATGGATCTGAATTCAAAAAGGGTACAGATGATGCTACATTAATATCTGTTCAACCGTCATTTACTCAATACAGTAATTCACCAATTATAATTAAATCTAAATACGTTGTTAACGGTTCAGATACAGCTCAAATTGGATGGGTAGAAATTACAACTGAAGAAGGCGCTGACGGATTTTTATGGTTCCTTAAAGCAGAATCTGAAACACGTTTACGTTTTGAAGATTATCTAGAAATGGCTGTCGTAGAAGGTGAACTTGCTACTAATACCACGCTAACAGGAGCTGGCATAAAAGGTACTCAAGGTCTATTTGCCGCGGTTAAACAAAGAGGTAACCAAGTTGCTGATTTCTCTGGTCTTTTAGATGACTTTGATACTATCTTAAAAAACTTAGATACTCAAGGGGCTATTGAAGAAAATATGATTTTTAATAACCGTGAAATGTCTTTATTGATTGACGGCATGTTAGCTACCCAAAACTCTTACGGAACGGGCGGTACGTCTTTTGGTTTGTTTGAAAACTCAGAAAAAATGGCTTTGAATCTTGGATTCTCTGGATTTAGAAGAGGGTCTTATGATTTCTACAAAACTGACTGGAAATACTTAAATGATGCATCTACTCGTGGGGCATTAGCTAAAAGTTCTATTTCTGGTTTATTAGTTCCAGCAGGTACTTCTACAGTATATGATGAAATCTTAGGAACTAATATCCGTAGACCATTTTTGCACGTAAGATATAGAGCTTCTCAATATGATGATAGAAGAATGAAACACTGGATCACAGGATCTGTTGGAGCTCAAACTTCTGCATTAGACGCAATGGAAGTTCACTTCTTGTCAGAAAGATGTTTATGCGTTCAAGGAGCAAATAATTTTGTATTATTTACTACTACAGCATAACAAAAAGTGTAGAAATTGCCCTCGTTGAATTTACGGGGGCGGTTTTTACTCCTTAATTAATTAATCTATTAAATCATATTATATCATGGCAGACGCTAAAAAACCAATAGCTAAAACAGTAGCTATTAAAAAAGAATATATTGAACCTCTAAACGATTTTGAAAAAGAGGTAGAAGAAACAATTGATGAACCGGTAATTGAAAAACCAAAAGTAAAAGAAAAAACGGCTCCTAAATGGGAGGTAAAAGATAGAAATTATTATTTAATAGGGCCAGCACCATTAACATATATGATGAAATCTAAGCATACCGCGCATAGTCCGTTATTATGGTTTGACAGAGAGACTGGAGAACAAAAAGAATTACGTTATGCTACTAATCAAAATTCCCCACTTGTAAGCGAACAAAAAGGGCAGGCAACATTAGGACACATAATGTTTAAAGACGGAGCTTTATTTGTTCCTGCGGAAAAACAAAACTTACAGAAATTACTATCTCTGTACCACCCAAGTTTAAATAAAGTATATAAAGAACTAGATGAGCAAGCAGATGCTGTTGATGATCTTGAAGAAATGGAAATAGAATTAGAAGCTTTAATAGCAGCTAAAGAAATGGATATTGATCAAGCAGAAGCAATACTACGTGTGGAAATTGGATCTAAAGTTAGTAAGATGAGTTCTAAAGAACTTAAACGGGATTTGATGTTATTCGCTAAAAAGAATCCTCAATTGTTTATTGAACTTGCAAACGATGAGAATGTTGGATTAAGAAACTTTGCTATCAAAGCAACAGAAGAAGGCATAATCCGATTGTCACAAGATCAAAGAACATTCCATTGGGGAAGTAATGATAGAAAGCTTATGACAGTTCCTTTTGACGAAAATCCATATTCAGCTATGGCCGCATTCTTCAAAACCGATGAAGGCGTAGAAATTTATCGCTCAATAGAGAAAAAAATATAATAATACGTAATAATTAATACTAAGCGGTTGCATATTGTGACCGCTTAATATTATAATAGCATATGATATGGCAGTAAATATTGATACAGTATATAAAACAGTATTGTTAATACTTAACAAAGAGAATCGTGGTTATATGACTCCGGATGAGTTTAATAGAACTGCAACACAAGTGCAACTAGATATATTTAATGCGTACTTTGAGGATCTTAATCAGCAACTAAGGGTTCCTGATAATGACAATGAGTATTCTGATCGTCAAAAGAATTTACAAGAAAAGATAGCTATATTTGAGGAGCTTAGCGAATGCGAATATGTTGGGCCATATTTTAATGTGCCAAATGTTAACACATCGTCTGTAGTGGAATCTATAACGGCTATAACTAACATAACACAATACACGTTAACACAAATAGATCCTGATTTATTAGATTCTGGATCTGCATTAGTTTTTATTGATGGTTCAGTTCAAAGTTCAGGAACATGGAGCATTGTAGGAACTACTTTATCTTTATCTACATTGCCAACCGCAGGGCAGTCAATAGTGGTTCAGGTATTCCCATTTAATTTTTATAAGCTTGGCACGGTCATATATGACAATCACAGAGAAGCCCAATATGTTCAGGCTAATGAACTATTGAAAATTAAATTATCTAAGCTCACAGAGCCTACAAAAGAGTTTACAATATATCGTTATAAGGATTTTAAGATATATATGTATCCAGAAACTATAACCGATAAAGTAACAGCATCCTATATAAGAAAACCACTAGACCCAAGATGGAACTTTACACCATCAGCTACTACGGGTCAATACATATACAATTCTACATCATCTGTAGATTTTGAATTACACCCAACAGAGCAGGTTAATATTATAA